AAGGGTGTATGCGGAGCAGAGGGGCCGGGCTGGCCTTGGTGTGTAGATTGCATTCATCAAAACGTGGATTATATCGGAGACAAGGTATCAAGCGAGATTGAGTATGATGGTAGGCAATGCCTACTTGGATATAAGTGGGAGGAAGGAGCGCCGTACCCGGATGATTTCTGATGAAAAACGGGCGTGGATTGTTGAGCTTGCGCCGCAGACGGAAGCGCTGTTTGCACGCTGCGCCGCACTCCTGAAACCGCCGCCCGCGCTGACGCTATCCCAGTGGGCGGATACATACCGGGTGCTGTCGGCGGAGAGTGCCGCCGCGCCTGGGCGCTGGAACACGGACAACGCACCATACCAGCGGGAAATCATGGACGCTATCGGGAATCCCCATATCCGCAAGGTGGTCATTATGAGCGCCGCGCAGATAGGAAAAACGGCTATGCTGATGAACGTGCTGGGCTACTATATGCACTACTACCCCGCGCCGGTGATGGTGATGGAGCCTACCCTTGATATGGCGCAGGCGTTCAGCAAAGACTTTCTCGCTCCTATGCTGCGGGATACACCGGCGCTGCGGGGGCTGGTGGACACCAAGAGCCGGTACAGCGGCAACACCATCTTGAAAAAGAACTTCCCCGGCGGCCATGTCACCATCATTGGGGCCAACAGCGCGGCGGGCCTGCGTATGCGGCCTATCAAGGTGATACTGGCGGACGAGGTAGACGCCTACCCTCCCAGCGCCGGGACAGAGGGCGACCCTCTCCTGCTGGCACAGAAGCGGCAGACAACCTTTTGGGACAAAAAGACAATCATCGTCTCTACACCAACCATCAAGGGGCACAGCCGCATTGAAACGGAGTTTCTGAAAAGCACACAGGAGGAGTGGACGGTCCCCTGCCCTGGGTGCGGCCACTATCAACCGCTGGTATGGCGGGGCATCAAGTACGACAAGGACGACCTGACCCGCCCGGTCATGTACGAGTGCGAGCGGTGCGGGGAAGTGTTCGGGGAATACGAGTGGAAGAAGCAGGGCCAGAAAGGACGGTTCCGGGCGGAGAATCCGGGAGCGGAGGCGCGGGGCTTCCACCTGAACACGCTGGCCTCCAGCTTTTGCGGCTGGAAGGAAGTGGTGGAGAAGTTTGTACTGGCGGACGAGCAGCGCAAGCAAGGCGATCTGGAGAAGCTGAAAACCTGGACGAACACAGAGGACGGCAAGACTTGGGAGGAGCCGGGGACCAGGATTGACGGAATGGAGCTTTTCAACCGCCGGGAGATTTACGAGGCAGAAGTGCCGGAGGGCGTGATCGTGCTGACCGCCGGTGTGGACGTGCAGAAGGACCGCTTCGAGGTAGAAGTGGTGGGCTGGGGCACCGGCAAGGAGAGCTGGGGAATCCGCTACACCAAAATTTGGGGAGACGTGCTGAAAGAACAGGCGTGGGAGGACCTTGACCGCTTCCTCCTCTCTCCGTTCTACAAGAAGGACGGGACGGCGCTGTACATCACCTGCACCTGCATAGACAGCGGCTACCAGTCCAATGCCGTGTGCTCCTTCGCCAAGGAGCGGACATACCGGCGGGTATTCGCCGTCAAGGGCAAGGGCGGAATGGGCGTCCCCTATATCCCGAAAGAAACGAGGAGCAACCGTGAGGGTGCTCCTCTGTTTACGCTGGGCGTGGATGCGGGAAAGACGCTCCTGTTTCAGCGGTTGAAGGTCCCGGAGCCGGAACACAGCACAAGCTCTGAGAAACAGCCGTGGCCGAACTACTGCCACTTCCCCATGAATGAGGGGACGGGCTACAGCGAGGAATACTTTACCGGGCTGACTGCCGAGCAGATGGTGAACCACTGGCGCAAGGGCGTACTGGTGAGCGCGTGGGTGCCACGGGAGGGAAACGAATTTAAGCGAAACGAACCGCTGGACCTGCGGAACTATGCGCAGGCAGCTATGGAAATCCTGGGGCCGGACATCCTGAAAGCGCCGGAGCCGGAAAAGGAAATAGAGCGGCAGAAGCGCAGAGCCACGCGGCGGCGGGGCGGATTCAGTGGGATTGCGTGAGGTGTGATATGGCGATATTCAGCAAAAAAATCTGCGAGCAAAAATTGAATACATGGCTGGCGGCGGAGGAGGCCATTGCCACCGGCCAGAGCTACCAGATGGGGACCCATATGTTGACGCGGGCCAACCTAACCGCCGTGCGGAACGAGATCGAATACTGGGCCGGGAAGCTGGCCGAGGCGGAAGCGGCGGAACAGAGGGGCGGCAGGAACCGTATCTTCCAGTTTGTCCCACGGGATACATAAGGGGGGGGCGGGGAAGTGTACAAGGAACGAGCAACAGGGCTTATCCTGCCGGACGGCGTAAAGACCGGGCGGGCCTTGCGGCAGGAGGCGGCGGAACGGGCCGTGATCTCCGCAATCAACAGCGGCTACAGCCACTACGGGGCAAGCCGGACAAAGGCCAATGTACGGGGCTGGAACTCCTACAGCGGGAGCGCCAAGGAGGACATCGAGGACAACCTGGACCTCCTGCGGCAGAGAAGCCGGGACGCCTACATGGGTATCCCGTCGGCAACAGCCGCGTTAAAGACGCTGCGGACAAACGTAATCGCCGGGGGCCTCATGCCGTCCCCGCAGATCGACGGGGACTATCTCAAAATGACGAGCGGGCAGGTGGAGGACCTGCAAGCGCAAATTCTCCGGGAGTTTTCCCTATGGGCGGATTCTACAGCCTGCGACGCCGACCGGGTGGACGACTTCTACGGCCTCCAGCAGCTTGCCTTTTTAAGCTCCCTGATGAACGGGGACGCCTTTGCCACGCTGACTTTGAAGCCGAGGCCGCAACAGCCCTACGATCTCCGGGTGCGGCTGATCGAGGCGGACAGGGTGTGCTCCCCCAACTACCGGGACCGCATGACACGCGGAACGGTGCTGGGCCGGGATGTAGAAAGCATCGTGCAGGGTGTGGAAACGGACGAGGACGGGGAGATCATTGCTTACTGGATCGCCAATAAGCACCCACGCTCCTACACCACGCTAAAGCCCCAGGACTGGAAGCGAGTGGAGGTCTACGGCAAAAAGACCGGGATGAAGAACATCCTACACATCATGCAGCGGGAGCGGGCCGGTCAGCGGCGGGGCGTTCCTATTTTGGCCCCGGTGCTGGAGACGCTGAAACAACTGGAGCGGTACGCCGAGGCGGAGACAACGGCGGCGCTGTTGGGTGCGATCTTCACGGTGTTTGTGAAGAAGGGCAGCATCACAGACGAGGGGCCGTTTGGTCAGATGATGCGGGAGGAACTGCTGAACCGTGTAACCGGCGGCGGGGAGCGGGACCCTAACGACCTGGAGCTGGGCGCGGGCCTGATTATGGACCTGGAAATGGGCGAGAGCGTGGACACGGTGGAGACACAGCACCCGCACTCCGGCTATGACACATTCATGATGGCGCGGATGAAGCAGGCAAGCTCTGCCCTGGAAATCCCCGTGAACGTGCTGTACAAGCACTTCGATGTCAATTTCAGTTGCGCCCGTGGTGCGCTCAACGAGTTTTGGCGGACGTGCGGCATGATGCGGGACTGGTTCTCCGAGGACTTCTGCCAGCCAATCTATGAAATGTGGTTCACGGAGGCAGTAGCGCGGGGGAGAATTGACGCGCCGGGATACTTTGACGACCCAGCCGTTAGGAAAGCGTACACGGACTGCAAGTGGAACGGGCCAGCGAGAACGGCCATGAATCCGTCCCAGGAAGTGGAGGCAGCCATGAAGCGCGTAGAAGCTGGCTTCTCCACGGCGGCGGAGGAGACGGCGCAGCTCACCGGCGGGGACTACAACCGGAATATCCGGCAGCGGCTTTTGGAGGCACAGCGAAAGCGGGAGGTCACGGAGGCCAGCGCTCCGCCGCAACTGCGGGAGCTGCCGCCGCCGGGTGACGGACAGCAACAAGAGGAGGGCAATCAAAATGGCTAAAAAATTCTGGCAATTCAGAAATGCGGCGGACGGAAGCGGGGAGCTGCTGCTGTACGGAAATATTGCATCGGAAAAAACGTGGTATGGGGATGAAGTGACGCCAAAGCAGTTTGCCGAGGACTTGGACGCACTGGGAGCTGTCTCCAATATCACGGTGCGCATCAACAGCGGCGGCGGAGACGTGTTCGCGGCGGTGGAGATCGGGAACCTGTTGGAACAGCATCCGGCCAATGTGACGGCCCGCATCGGCGGCGTATGTGCATCGGCGGCAACCATTATCGCGTGCCATTGCAATAAGGTCATTGCGGCGAACGACAGCACCTACATGGTCCATCCGATCAAGATGGGGGTGTTCGACTATGTGGACGCGGAGACAATGCGGCAGTACATCGACGCTATTGCCGCAATCCGGGAAAACACGATCAGCCTGTACGCAAAAAAGACAGGCCGAGACAAGGATGAAGTGGCCGGGTGGATGGACGCGACGAGCTGGTGGACTGGACCACAGGCGAAGGAAAACGGCTTTGTTGACGAGCTGACAGATAACGGAGAGGACGCAGTTGTGGAGAACCGCAACGGCGTCCTCTTTGTCAACAGCATCAGTATGGACCTGCCCTTCGACAAGGCCCCTAAATTCGTGCAAGACAGTCTGGTGGACAAATCCGCCGGACAGCCTGCAAATAAAAAACCGGCGGGACAGCCGGAACAAAACAAGGAGGTACAGGACATGGACATCAAAACCGTGGACGACCTGCGGAAAGCCTATCCCGCGCTGGTTGACCAAATCGAGCAAACGGCGGCAGAGGCGGCGGTGAACGGCGAGCGGGAGCGCATCAAGGGAATTGAGGACGTGGCCCTGCCGGGAAGCGAGGAGCTGGCGGCGAAGGCAAAGTTTGAAACCCCCATGAGCGTCAGCGACTTTGCCGTGGCGCTGGTGAAGGGGGCCAAGACCAAGGGGGCGGCCTTCCTGGACGCCATGCGGAAGGACGGCGAGGAGAGCGGGGCCGCAGGCGTGGGCAATCCGCCCGCCCCGGAGGACAAGGACCCTGTGGACACAGCCAGGGCCAAGGCCAAGGCGGACGCCGGGGCGTACCTGGAGAGAAAGAAAGGGAGGAAGTAAACAATGCGGGAACTGATGAACAAGGCCGGGGAGATCGGCCAGGACAATCTTATTGCCGGGGTATTCCCCCCTGCGGAAATCACCGGAATCAAGATCGCCGCCGGACAGGGCCAGCTTTTGCGCGGAACGGTGCTGGCGGAATCGGACAGCGGGTGCGTTGTTTTGAGCACCGCAACCACCGGCAAGGCGGCCTATATCCTCACTGACAACGTGGACGCCACGGAGGAGGTTGGGACAACCGGATACCGCGCCGGTAACTTCAACACCAAGGCCCTGATCGTGGCGGAGGGCTACGAGCTGACCGAGGCGGACCGGGACAGCCTGCGGAAATACCGCATTGTCCTGAACGACAATATGCAGTAACAGGAGGAACAATGCTGTGAACATTTACGAGACAATCTGGATGCTGGCGGCAATCGAGGAGCTGCCGCTGGAGCACACCTTTTTCAAGAGCCGCTATTTCCCCACGGACGACATGATGGACGTGTTCAACACCAGCAAGGTCCTGGCCGACTACCGGGAGGGCAAGCGGAAGAAAGCGCCCTTTGTGGTGCCGCGCATCGGCAGTCTGCCCGTGGGGCGCGAGGGCTTCAAGACCTACGAGCTGGAGCCTGCGTACATCGGCCTGTCCATGCCCCTGACCATCGACCAGCTCCAGAAGCGAGGCTTCGGTGAGAGTATCATGTCTGGCATGACACCGGAGGAGCGGGCCAAGCATTTGCAGCTCCACGACATGGAAGAGCTGTCCGCCCGCATCAGCCGGACAGAGGAGTGGATGGCCTGCCAGACCATGCTCAACAACGGGTGCGTCATGCGCCACGAGACGGACGTGGAGGGTGTCTACGAGGACGTAGAAGTGAAGTTCTACGACGAGGAGACCAACCCCGCCCTGTTCACGCCCGCCGCCAAGTGGACGCACAGCACCATCAGCACCAAGGGCGAGATCACCGTGGGCAACTGGTACGAGGACATCTACCAGATGTTGGCGCGGCAGAAGCGGCGCGGTATGCCCGCTACTGATCTTCTGGTTTCTTCTGATGTGGGCGCGTTTCTCATGGAGGACCCGTGGGTGTTGCGTATGCTGGACAACCGGCGGGTGGAGATGGGCCGCATCCAGCCCACGGAGCTGACAGAGTACGTCACCCACCTGGGCGCGTTCAACTTCAAGGGCCGCCTGCTGGACATTCTGGTGAGCGACGGCGGCTACGAGGACGAGGACGGGACCGACAAGGCGTATCTGGACGACGGCAGCGCGATTGTCACCGCCCCGAACGTGGGGCGCGGCCTCTACGGCGCGATCACGCAGATGGAGCGGGACGAGGAGTTCCACACCTACGCCGGAAAGCGTGTCCCCCAGCATATTGCGGACGTCAAGAGCCAGACCAAGGAGACGAAGGTAGCTTGCAGCCCCTTGATGGTGCCCGTGCGCAAAAATCCCTGGTGCGTGGCGAAGAAGGTCCTGGGTTAAACCATGGCGCTGTTTGACTTTGAACAGCACTTCGGAGAGGACCCGCCAAAGGAATGGAAGCGGCCCACGTTCAAGGACTGCGCGGCGGTGGATATAAAGGCCGTGTTCTTCAATGAGAACGAGTTTGCCGAGCGGCACAACGTAGACGGCGTGGACGCGCTGATCGTCCTGGAGGACGTGGACGTGCGGGAACACGCCGCACACTGGGAGGCCGGTGCAAAGCAGAACTTTGACACCGGCCTCTATGATTCCTACCGGATACTATATATCTCGGTGGAGGACTATGGAGAAATGCCCCAGTCGGGAGATTTGGTGACGATAGACGAGGGCACAAAGGAGGAGCAACTTTTTACCCTAAAGAGCTGTGAGGATGAAAACGGGATATACCGTATGATTATGGAAAGGGTGAGGCAGGGGTAATGAGCGTGGTTACTTATGACGCGGGGCAAATGCTCCTGACAATCGACGATACCGGCGTGGAGCGGGCATTGGGGAGCTTGTACCGCAAGACCCCTGCTGTGCTGAAAGTGGCGATCAACCGGACGGCGCGGCAGGCGCGGAAGGACTTGATTGCAGAGGCAGAGAAACGGTATGCCCTGACTGTGAGAGGCAAGGCGCGTCTGCGCCTGCTGAAACTGCGGAAAAGCGCCACGAATAACAGCCTTGTGGCGGAGCTGCGGCAGAGCGACGAGGGGCTTACTCTGAACGCCTCCTACTTCCAGCACTCCCCTACGGTGCCGCGCATGGGCGTTGCGGCGCTGCACGGTCCCGCGTTCCAGCGGGTGCGCACGTTGCAAGGCGGGCCAATGGAGGAGCTGACCGCCACCGGGAGCGAGAGCAAGGGATTTTTAATCCGGGTAAGCAACGCCAAGAACGATCACCTGATGTTTGCCCAAAGACTTTTAGGCTCCTCCACCAGCAACACCACGACCAAGACTGGAAAGCCAAGGTGGAGAAACGCAGCCGGGAGCGTGGAAAAGGCGTATGACGTGAACCGCATTGGCGCGTCCTCACAGCAGAGGGCGGTCTGGCACAGAGGCGTTGACACAGCGGCGGCGGAGCACTTGGAGCGATTTCTGGAACAGCGCATTGAACAGGTGATCGCGGCGGCAAAGTAAGGGGGCGGCGTATGAAAAAGGACTATGCAAGAGAAGTGCGACGCGCCGGTATCGGTGGGACCCCGCAGATTTGCCAAGACGCCCTGGTTGAAATGCTGGAGGAGCTGTTTGTCGGGAAAAAATTCGCCGGTCAGGAGGGGCGGAAAGAGCTGAAAATTATCAAGCAAAACCTCCCCATACCGAAACGGCAGAAGGACAGAAAGGCGGACACCGACGAGGCGGCGGCCCCGTATGTTCTGGTGGAAATGAACGAGGGGGCAATCCTGGACGACGACAGCCCGCAGATCGTGGAGTTCAGTCTGGTAATCTGCGCCTATGACAAAGGCACAGACAACGAGGGATGCCAGGATGTAGCCAACATCAAAGAGGACATCATACAGCGGATATGCGCACGGCCCTATTTTGGAGGCGCTTTTACCATCCTAAAGCCGATCACATGGGCGCTCCAGAAGGACCGGACGATACCGTACTACTTCGGGGCAATCACGCTGAACTGCACCGCCCCGGCCATGACACAGGATACTGAAATGGAGGTTTTTGTATGAGCGCGACCAAGACAAAGAAGCCTGCGGCGGAGGCCGTGGAGGAGGGCAAGACCAATGCCGCCACGGAGGCGCTGACGGACGAGGAGAAGCAGCGCAGGCAGGAGGAGCAGGACAAGGCGTTTTTCGCCAAGCTCCCGGACCCATGTGTGTACTGCGGCCCCAGCGTGCGCAACGTGGCACGGCAGTTTACCGTGTACAACGGCGGAATCCCCGACGCGCTGAAAGAGTTTATCAAGGAGCACAGGGCCGCAAGAGGGCTGATTGTCGGCGTGGAGCGGTTCGCGCAGATGCGCACGCGCCTTGAAACTCCCGGCACCGGGGAGTTTATTCTGTTCCGCAAAGTGCGTGCGGAACTCTAATAGGAGGAACTGATTTATGGCTTCTGCTTATAAACATGGCGTATACGTCAGCGAGCAAGAGACAAGCCTGATCGCGCCGGTGGAAGGGACCGCTGGCCTCCAGGTGATTTTCGGGACGGCCCCGGTGAATATGCTGGAGAAACCGGCGGAGGCGGTCAACAAGCCGCAGTTGGTGTACAGCTATGCGGAGGCGGTGTCGGCGGTGGGCTATGTGCCTGATTTTGCCAAGTACACGCTCTGCGAGAGTGTCAGCGCCAACTTTACCGTCGTGAACACCAGCCCGCTTATCCTGGTGAACGTCCTTGACCCGGCCAAGCACAACGCGGCTATCGACGAGACGAGCGTAACCGTGGAGGACGGCGTGGCCGCGCTGGATGTGGGCGGCGTGCTGCTGGACAAGCTGGTAGTGAAAAACGGGACCGACGAGCTGGAGCGGGACATGGACTACACCACCGCGTTCAACAACGACGGGACGCTGAACATCGTTCTTCTGGACGGCGGCGCGGGCACCGGCGCAACCAACCTGACCGTGAGCGGGAAGAAGCTGGACCCGGATATGGTCACGGCCTCCGACATCGTGGGCGGCGTGGATATTGCCACCGGGAACGAAACCGGCCTGGAAGTGGTGCGGCAGATTTACCCGCGCTTTGCCATGACACCGGGAATCCTTATGGCTCCGCGTTTCAGCAAGGACGCCACCGTGACGGCGGCCCTCCAGGCCAAGACCACGGAGATCAACAGCGTGTTCCGGGCGGTGTGCATCGTGGACATCGACAGCTCCAAGGAGACGGGCGCGACGAAGTACGCGGACGTGAAGGTGCAGAAGGAGCGGCAGGCGGCCACGAGCGCCAACTGCTACGCCGTATGGCCCTATGCGAAGGTGGGCGACGTGATCTACAGCGGCTCCACCCTGGCCGGTGCGCTGACTTCCTACACGGACGCCCAGCATCAGGACATCCCCAACTGGTCCCCCAGCAACAAGACGCTCTCCATCAGCGCGGCTTGCTTGGAGGACGGCACGGAGGTTATTCTGGACCAGGACCAGGCCAACACCGTCAACAGCTACGGCGTGGCAACCTTCCTGAACATCAACGGCTACCGGCTGTGGGGAAACAACACCTGCTGCTATCCCGGCAACACGGACCCCAAGGACCGCTGGTTTGCCGTGCGCCGCTTCATGTCCTGGGCGGCCAATACGTTCATTTTGACGTATTTCCAGAAGGTGGACAACCCCATGAACCCGCAACTGATCGAGGCCATTGTGGACAGCGAGAACATCCGTGGCAACAGCTTTGTCGCACGCGGCATCTGCGCCCGGTATGAGATCACCTATAACTCGGACGAGAACCCGGTCACGGACCTTATCAACGGCAAGATCACCTTCCACCAGTACATCACCCCGTTTGTCCCGGCGGAGGACATTGAGAACGTGATCGAGTTTGACCCCTACGCGCTGGAAAGCGCGTTGGCCGCTGCGGTATAACAGGAGGGCATAACGTATGATTAGCGATAACTATGTACCTGAAAAAATTAACGAGTACAACGCCTACATGGACGGCGAGAAAATGGTCGGCGTTGTGCCCGATGTGGACCTGCCGGAAATCGGCATGAAGGCCAGCGAGGTTGAAGGTGCCGGTATGCTGGGCGTGCTGGACAGCCCCACAATCGGCCAGTTCGAGAGCATGGAGCAGGAGGTCAAGTTTAACGTCCTCTACTCCAGCGCAATCAATATGCTGAATCCTCTGACGGCGGTAAACCTGACCTTCCGGGCGGCCCAGCAGGTGTACGACAAGACCGGCGGCTATGCGTTCAAGGGCCTGCGCATCGTGGAACAGGGCCGCGTCAAGAAGTTCAAGCCCGGTAAGTTGAAGCGTGCGGAGGGCATGGAGGCTACCGTCACCCTGGAGCTTACCTATATCCTGGTGGAAGTGGACGGTACGGTTATGCTGGAGATCGACAAGCTCAACCAGAAGTACATCGTCAACGGACAGGATATGCTGGCAGGAATCAGCGCCCTTGTGTAACGACCAATCACAAAGCCAGCCCCCGGCAAGAAGCCGAGGGCTGGTGCATTTTCATTCAATCGAAGGAGGAGCATCACTATGTCCGAGAAGGAAAACATGGAGTACAAACCCGAAGTGAAGGTTGAGGGCGAGCAGGACCAGGAGCGGCGGCACGTCGTCACCTTCAAGCGGCCCTATCTGTTTGAGCGCAAGGAATATGCAGAGGTCGATTTGAGCGGCCTGGACGAGCTGACGGTGAAGGACGCTATCGAGGTCCAGCGGCAGCTCTTTGGTCAGCAGGAAGTCGCGGCCTCCCTCCTTACGGAGACGACGACGGCCTTTGCCCAGGCGTTGGCAGTCAGAGCCAGCGGGAAGCCGGTGGAGTTCTTTAAGCTCATGAAGAAGCCGTTTTACCGGCCTGTGTTCCGCTATGTGCGGGAGTACGTCATGAGCGTGGAGCAGGGCGTGGAGAATCACGTCATGCGGCTGGAGAAGCCCTGTTTCTTTGAGGGAAAGGAGTACAGAGAAATTGACCTTAACGGCGTTGCGGACCTGAACAGTATGCAGGAAAGTGCGGCGGAAAACCGCATGGCGCGGGAGGGCTTCGTAGTCACGGAAACCTCCTTCAACTACCTGTACGCCTGCGTCGTTGCGAGCATGGCAACTGGATTGCCGGAGGAGTTCTTTACAAGCCTGCCGATCTGCGAGGCCGTGAAGCTGAAAAACGCGGTGAATGACGGGGATTTTTTCGAGTAGAGGGCGGATTTAAGGCCCTGCGCAAAGCGGCAATCCGCCTATCCGCCGCAACCCATACCAGCGTTGACTTCTACCTAACCATGCCAAAGCGGGATTTTGTGGAGCTGAATAACGAGGTGGTGAAGGAGTGGCGGGCAACAAAACATTAGAGCTTAGTATCAAGATCGCGGGCAAGGTAGATAAGAGCCTTATCAACGCGATTAACGCAGCCCAAAGTAATGTGAGCAGCCTGTCCACCACACTTTCCAAGGTGGGCACCGTGGGGCTTGCGGCAATGGGTACGCTGGCTACCGGGACCGTCGCCGCACTCGCAAAATGCACGGACGCCGCCAAGGATTTTGAAAGCCAGATGGGCGACGTGGTGAAGTACGTTGAAGGACTGGCCGACGCCGACGGGCTTATCAGCGACAAGCTGGCAAGCAACGGGGCGACCTATGCGGAAAACTACGCGGCCATGTCGGACGCTATTCTGGATTTAAGCACACAAATCCCCATGACGGCGGAGGAGTTGACACAGCTTGCCGCCGCTGCCGGACAGTCCGGCAAGGGTATCAGTGATCTTATCCAGACCGACGCCGCCGGAAATATCGGCGGCTTCCTGAAAGACGTTGCCATGATGGGCACGGCAATGGACATCAGCGCAGAGCAGGCGGGCGACTGGGCGGCAAAGTGGGAGCACTCGTTTAACATGACCCACGACCAAGTGATGGTGCTGTCCGACCAGATCAACTACCTGGGCGCGAACAACGCCACCACGGCGGCGGAAATTGCCCAGGTGGTAAACGATTCCGCCGCGCTGGGCCAGATTGCCGGTATGAGTGCAGACAGCACGGCGGCGCTGGCAACGTCTATGCTGGCTATGGGCGTAGAAGGAAGCAGGGCGGCAACCAGTATCAGCCGAATGTACACAAATCTAAGCCTGGGGTCCAGCGCCACAAAGGCCCAAAAGGAAATGTGGGAATCGCTGGGCTTCACGGCGGAGGGCGTGGCAAAGTCTATGCAGGTGGACGCTACCGGCACCATGATAGACGTGTTCGAGGCTATCGGCAACATGGACGCCGACAAGCAGGTGGCGGCCCTGAAAACACTGTTCGGACAGTGGGCAATCCAGGGCGCGGCTAAACTAACTGGAAACCTGGGACAGTTCACCGACGCACTGGCTATGGTGAACGACCCAAGCCTATATACCGGGAGCATGGAACGGGAGTTCATCATCAAGGCCAGCACATCGGGGGCCATAGACAGTATGATGGCAAATGCGTTCCAGGCAATGAAGATCGACGTGGGCACCGCGTTCCTCCCGGCAAAAAAGGAAATCAGCGTGGCGCTGATCGACTTTATGAACCAGCTACGGGGTATGCCGGAGCTGGGGGAGATCGCACAGCAATTGGCAACGCTGTTCAGCCAGGGAGTAAGCGGAGCGGCGGAAGCCATGGAAAACGCCATGCCAGCAATCCAGAAATTCCTTGACTATCTGGTGAATAACGGGCCGCAAGTGCTGTCCTTCCTGGGCAAGCTGGCGGCGGCGTTTGCCGCTATGAAATTCGCGCCGGGGATTGAAAGTCTCCTGCGCGGCGCTGGAGGTCTGGTGTTCGGCTCCAAAACAGGAGGAAGCACCCATACAGGCAGCGGCTGTATCGTCGGGCTGATGGGAAACCTCTTTAGGGGCGGACAGAACGCGGCCAGCGGCGCGGCGGGCATGGCCGGAAGTGCGGCGTCGTGGATTCAGAACTTCGTCGGCGCAACGCGGGGCACCATGGCGCTGAACGGGAGCACAGGAATCACGGGGTTCCTGGGCACAGCCGCAAGCGCCCTGACATCCGGCTTGGGGAATACAGGAATCGGGCAGTATCTCGGAGGCGTCACATCGTCGCTGGGGAACTTCCTGAACGTGTCCGGCATATCGCAGGCAACCGGCTTGACCGGATTGGTCAACGGCGGTATCGGCCTTGCAAGAGCAGGGGCGGGAAGGGTGGTCGGCAGAGCAACCACGCTGGCCTCCAACGTCGTGAACAGCGCCCCGGTGCAGGCAATCGGAGGACTTGCTGGAAGGGTGGTCAATTCCGCCCCGGTTCAAGGGATAGCGAGCATGGCGAGCGGCGCGGCAGGATGGCTTGGAAACGCAATCCCCGCCGGAGCAAGTGCGCTGGGCAGTATTTGGGGGCCGATGGCTTCCGGCTTCGGCGGCCTCCTATCCGGTGCGCTCCCCATTGTGGGTGTGATCTCCAGCATTATCGCGGTGGTCAGTATCCTGGGGGACCACCTGGACGACATACGCGGCATCATTCAAAACGTGTTCGGAGACGCCGGAGTTGCCGTCTTTGATTCGTTCATTGGCGTACTTGGCAACGTCGGGGACTTCATCACAGGGCTGTTTGCAGACGGCGGCGTGGCGGCGGCTATGGCCCCGCTGCGGGACGCTATCACCGGGATATTCGGAGACGACGCCGGGGCAGCGTTCGACGGGCTGGTGCAGGTGCTTCAATCGGTCATGGGCGTGGTCGGGCAGGTGGTCACATTTGCCAACACGACAGTCAAACCGATCATCGAACAAATCTTCGGCTTCATCACGCAGACGGTGGTGCCAATCCTCCTGCAAACCTTCACGGCGGCGGCTCCTGTCATTTCCGGCATCATTTCAAACCTGGGGTCGGCGGTCATGACCTGTATGCAGGTGATCGGTTCGGCCATTCAGATTGCGCTCCCTATCATAGAGGGCGTCATTTCGGTAGTCATGAGCATTGCAAGCGTGGTGATTCCCGCGCTGCTGGCCGGATACGAGGCGTTCAGCTCCGGGTTGGCCTCTATTGCTTCGGCAATCCAGGCCGTTTTCCAGGGTATCATCGACTTTGTAACCGGCGTTTTTACCGGAAATTGGCAGCAGGCGTGGCAGGGAATCCAGGATATTTTCGGCGGGATTTTCGAGGGGCTGGGTGCGCTGGTGAAAACACCCCTGAACGCGGTTATTTCCATCATCAACAAGGCGATCTCCGGTATCAACGGCCTGGGTCTGACAATCCCGGACTGGGTGCCAGTAATCGGAGGAAAGAGCTTTTCTATCAACATCCCGGAAATCCCCATGCTGGCAAAGGGCGGCTTCACCACGGGACCGAGTATTGCGGGCGAGGCCGGGACGGAGGCGGTTATCAGCTTCCAGCGAAGTGCCCGCGCAAGCAACATAGCGACATGGGCAAAGGCTGGTCAAATGCTGGGCGTGTCCAATAGACCGGCGCGACTGGAGACATTCGACGGGGCAGACGGCGGAACGGGCTGGCCGACTGGAAACGGAGGCGGGCCGGTGACGATCACCTATGCGCCCACTATCATCATCCAGGGGAACGCCAGCCGCGAGGATGTGGACGCCGCCCTGCGGGACGACAAGGCGCGGTTTGACGCATGGTACGAGGAGAAGAAGCGCAACGAGAGAAGGGCACGGTGGTAACGCATGGCAACATACACCACAAAGGCGGGGGATGTGTGGGACGCTATCGCCTATGCACAACTGGGCAGCGTCAACTATACGGACCGCCTGATGAACCTGAACAGACAGTACAGGGACATTTATATTTTTCCTTCGGGCATTGTGCTGACGCTGCCGGAGCGGGAGACGAAGATCAATAGCTCTCTGCCGCCCTGGAAACGGAAGGGGGCGGGGACGTGAGCAATCCAGATGCGGCACGCCGCACGTCTGTAAGCGTTATCTTTGACGGCGCAGACATCACGGAGGACATCACGCCGTATTTTCTGTCCCTATCCTACAAGGACAGCGAGGAGGACAACTCCGACACCTTGCAGATCAGCATACAGGACCGGGATGCCGTCTGGCTTCAAAGCTGGCTGGAAAAGGCAATCAACGCAACCGCCGCCTCCAAACTGAAAATCAGCGCCACCATTACCCCGGAAAACTGGGGGAGCGGCGGCGGCTCCCTGCCGACGGGCAGTTTCGAGCTGGACAGCGTGGAGGCGGCGGGGCCGCCTGCGACCATCAATATCAGCGGGGTATCCCTGGGATACAGCTCTCCTATCCGCCAGACCAAGAAATCAAAGGCGTGGGAGAATTACAAGCTATCGGCTATTGCAGGAGAGATCGCCGGAAACGGCGGCCTCTCCTGCGTCTATGAATCAGCAAACGACCCGCTCTACGAGCGGGAGGAGCAGACCAAGTAATCGGATATGCACTTTCTGTCCGGCCTGTGTCATGACGCGGGAATATCCCTGAAATGCTCCGACGGGCAGCTTGTCCTATTCGATCAAGCAACCTATGAGGCAAAGCCGCCGGTGCTGACCATCCGGCGCAACAACGGGAGAATCCTTCCGGCCCCGCCGCAGGCATATGGGGCCTATGGGAAAGACCCGAATTGTACGGAGTATATCAGCCACCGCCTTTCCACCGGCGCGGCGGAGACGCAGTACGGCTCCTGCCGGGTAAGCTACACGAACCCGGCCACGGGCCAGCTCATAGAGGGCAAGGCCACGGCGGAGGGCGAGGACGGCAAGAGCGGTCAATGCCTGGAGATCACAGCCAAGGTGAAAGACGCGGGAGAGGCGCAAACCCTGGCAGAAAAGCACCTGCGGCTTCACAACAAGTTCAACCGCACAGCGACATTTACCCTTCAGGGGAATACCGCGCTTGTGGCGGGGGTGACGGTAAAGCTGGAGGACTTCGGCGGATGGAGCGGAAAATACATCGTCAAGCAGGCGGAGCACGCGGTATCCGATTCCGGCTATGTCACAACGGTTACGCTGCGGAAGGTGCTGGGCGGTTCCGGCGGGGGCCAGTCGGGCGGCAGCAAAGGCGGAGAAGATCAGACCGGCGGCGAGGAGCAGGCGCAGACATCCGGCGGAGGGAGCACCTACACGGTCAAGCCGGGAGATAACCTATCTAAGCTGGCAAAGCAGTTCTATGGGACCGGCGCTGACTGGAAGAAAATCTACGAGGCCAACAAGGACGTGATCGGGGGAAATCCGAACCTGATCTATCCGGGCCAGACATTCAAGATACCGGAATAGGAGGACGCCATGGACGAGGACAGCCTGGGGAGAAGCACAGAATATCAGGATTTGGGCACCGTATTTGCCCAGTTGGTGCGCGTCGGAACGGTTACGGATGTCAACTACGACAAGCGCATTGCGCGTGTGAAGTTCCCGGACCTGGGCTACACATCGGACTGGCTGCCCGTGCTTATCAGCCTGGACGTATCGCCGGACCACAAGTATACAGACCCCCAATGGACGGAGTTTGAAACCGAGTGGAAGGGAACACGCGCCGGGGACCCGGACTATGTGGACCACAAGCACAAGATCATCCGAAAACCATATATGCCGGTCGTGGGCGATCAGGTCCTTTGCATCTATGAGACGGTGCGGAACGGCAGAGGCTTCATTTTGGGAGGGATTCAGCCGTGGCAGTAGTTGGATATTTGGGCAAGAGCGCGTCGGAGGGCGTGATTTTCGAGGTATCCGAACAGACTGTACGGACACTGAAAAACTGGAAGTGGAGCGGTTCGGTCCGGTACGCCGTACACAACCGGCACAACTACCACGCGCTGACGGAGTACACGGGAATGGACCCGGACAAGATCACCTTTGACATCATCCTAAAGGCGGAGCTTGGCGTGAAGCCGCTGGACGACATCGTAAAGATATGGACCTACGAGCGGGAAGGTATCGCGCTGGCTCTGACCGTAGGCCGCAAGGGATACGGGAAATACCGCTGGAACATCGTAAGCCACGACGTAGATTTTACGCACACGGACGCGCTGGGCAATCCGACCGTAGCCACCGTGTCGCTGACATTACAGGAGTATTTGAGAAAATGAGCTATCAAGTTTCAGAGGCGGATTTGAAAACCATCCGCCTGAATGAGCAGGATACCGTGTCCTCCGTGCTCCACAATGTCGCACTGATTCTGGCGACGCCAAAAGGAACCATCCCCATGTACCGGGACTTCGGGCTGGACCGGGAGTTTCTGGATATGCCGATACCGGAGGCAGAGGTCCGCATGATCGCGCCTATCCGGGAGGCGGTGCAGGAATGGGAACCGAGGGCAACGGTGAAGGATGTTTTTTTCACCAAGAGCGGAGACGGGAGCGGGCGGCTGCTTGCACACGTTGAAATCGAGATCAACGAACTGGGGAACGGATGAAAGGACGGTGAGGACCATTGAGCAGAAACACGGAGTACCAATTTGTGCCGACGGACCCGGAGGAAGTGGTAACGGAGCTGATTGCCATGTATGAAGCCATCTTCGGGACGACGGTACAACCGGCCAGCCCGGAACGGCTTTTCATCCAGTGTGTCGCGGCCATCATCATTCAGGAGCGGGTGATGAACAATTACACCGGAAATCAGAATATCCCCAGCCGCGCAGAGGGGAAGAACCTGGACGCGCTGGCGGAGCTGACCTACAGCAAGGAAAGACCAGCGGCAAAGGCGGCAACCTGTACCATGCGCTTCTCCATTTCCGAAGCGCAGAAATCCGCTGTGCTGATTCCAGCCGGGACCCGTATCACAGATGCAAGCAAGACCCTTGTATGGGAAACGCTGGAGGACAACTACATCCCTATTGGAGAGACGTACATCGACGTGGAGCGCGTCACCTGCCAGACCATCGGGACGGCGGGGAACGGGTACACGCTGGGGCAAATCAATAAGCTGGTGGACGTGTACGACTTTTATACCTCCTGCGAGAATATCACCACGTCGGCGGGCGGCTCCAACGCGCCGAGCGACGACGAGTATTACGAGCTGATGCGCTCCAGTATGGACGCATACAGCACCGCCGGAGCTACAGGCAGCTATGTCTACTGGGCCAAGCAGGTGAGCACCGAGATCAAGGACGTGGCGGCTGTGTCCCCGACGCCTGGGGTGGTCAAGCTCTATGTGCTGATGGGCGGCGGGAAACTGGCCGACGAGGAAATGAAAGCAAAGGTGCTGTCCGAGTGCAGCGCAGACGAGCGGCGGCCTCTGACAGACTGGGTGTTTGTGGAGGACGCGGAGATCGTGCCCTATGAAATCGCCTTTACATACTACACGCAGTCAGACGCCGGTATCAGCGCGGCGGATTTGTCGGCGGCGGTGGAAAAGACCGTGGAGGACTTTGTATCCTGGCAATGCGGAAAACTGGGCCGGGACATCAACCCGTCGCACCTGATCGGGGAGCTGATGAAAACGGGCGTCAAGCGGGTGGAACTGACGGCCCCGGTATTCACAAAGCTGCATGACGGGAGCGACAAGACCGTGCCGCAGCTCGCGGCCCTACAGGGGACGCCGACCATTATAAACGGGGGCTACGAAAATGAGTAATGCCCACGGTTTGACAAAGGAAAATCTGCTGTTCACCTTCCCTGCCGGTCTGCGGGAGAATCCGTCTATCGCGGCGCTGGGCGACGTGACAATGGAGGCGCTGGCAAAGCGCCCCGCAGAGATCGCCCCGCTCTCTATCTACCCAAGAATCGACGAGCTGCCGGAGGTCCTGCTGGATATTCTGGCATACGACTTCAAGGTGGACTGGTGGGATAGAAATTATTCCATTGAGGAGAAGCGCCGGACGCTGAAAGGGAGCTGGTACGTTCACAAGCATATGGGGACAAAGGCGGCGGTGGAAAACGCAAAGCGGTACGCGGAGAAAATAAAGGAAAACGACAGAAATACTGCGGAAGCGGAGGAAAACCTGCGTAAATGCGAGGAAGAGATAGCGGAGCTGGAGAAGCAGGCTGCGGACAGCGAGGAAATGCGCCTGGAAATAAAGGAAAAAAGGGAAAAGCTTTCGGAAAAGCTTTC